GCTAGCGCTTTTTTCATTTTATCAATATCTCGTTTTGAACGTATGGGTTGGACTATACCAGACATATGTATTACCTCCAATTAATCAATGTAACACAATCTCGTTTTGTTACTTTCATTATAACGGTTAAATTTTCCATAGTCAATTATTAATTACGAAAGGAGACGGTTAATATCGCTTGGATCAGCGGAGAATGGTTCGATAGAAAAGAACGTCTAGAAAAAGTAAATCAATTACGAAAGTACATCGTACCTAGAGTACGTAACCGACACAAACTTACTGACGATGAAAAGTTCGAGCTTAAAACGTATATCAACGAGTTTAATCGTCTCCAAGATATAAACCGAGGAGAAACGGATTTACTTTTCTTCGCTTACAATTACTTCGGTGAGAATCGAAATAAGGAAAACACCGGTAACTGGATACCAGAATTTCAAGTGCCGGATGGATTTAACTTAGACAACATCACGGAATACGCACCGAATTTCCACGAAGAGATATGCGACATCATGAACGTAGTATCTAATGATGAAATAAACAAACGAGTAGCAGTCGCAGCGCCTCGTTCACATGCGAAATCTTCTTACTTATCGAAGGCTTTTCC